AGTGTGACTTTGTTTAGGCAGGAAGCATTTGGAGATTGGACTGGTCCTTTCGAAAAGATTAATTTAAAACTTGCAGAGATGCAAAGAAAACAAGCATAGGAGATAAAATGAGTACTATTAAAACAGGTTATTGGGTTCGAGCACAAAACGGTGTTGTTACAGATTGCTGGGATTATAAGCCCAGTGATGATAAGATGGCATCAGAGCCAGGTTGGAGAGAAGCGGTAGAGGTTATTCCTGATACAGTTCCTAACAGAGAATATGTCAGCACCCATACATTTGATCTGAGCAAGACACCTGCAGAAATCGTCTGGGCTAAAGGAACGTATTCGGTTGAAGATCGCCGCGGAAGTTTGAAGAGTCAAGCTAAAGGTGTTTTTAATCAAGCCGTTCAAGAACAAGCTAGATTAGAAACGAACGATAATCCAGATCAAGCATTAGATTTAGAAGCGATTACTACAGCAAGAGCAACCCTTACAGCCAGATTAGCAGCTCTTGATGCAGCTGTTACTCATGAAGATATCGACGCGTTAATGTAAGAAGAATATGTCCGATTTTCCAGGTAAACTAATAACTAAAACCCCTATTACCACCGTAGGTCCTACGGATGGTGAAGGGGGCTCGGCGTCTGGGATATGGACTATATCTGAGGCGGCTGCTAAAAAACAACAGAACCTTTGGCCAGCAAGAACCTTAAGTAGATTTCTTTATGCTTGGGGTGTGGCTGATGTGAGGGGGATAAGCGATGAAGGTACACCTCGTTCAAGTCCAGTTCAAGTTGGTACAGAAGGAACATGGCAAAAGATTGCAATGGGGTGGAAAAGTGTAGCAGCTATAAAAAGTGACGGTACTTTGTGGAGATGGGGTCTAAATACCTCTGGTGAATTAGGTATTGATTCAAGAGTTGATAAATCCAGTCCAGTTCAAGTAGGTGCACTGACTAACTGGGCTAACATAGCTTCTTCTGGTTGCTCTGTAGGAAAAGATGCTTTTGCTGCTGTAAAGACGGATGGAACACTCTGGGCAATGGGTGCAGGTTCTATGGTGCCTGATAATACCGGGGTAAGTAGGTCTAGCCCAGTACAGATTGGTTCGGGTACTAACTGGTCAAATGCATTTGGAAGTCATGGTTATGGAAATCCCATGGGGATGTGGGCAATCAAGACAGATGGTACACTATGGGGATGGGGTCGTCAAAATAACGGTAGTATAGGTAATGGTTATGTCAATGTCGGTTATAACGCAGCGCCTTTATCTAGTCCAGTTCAAATTGGGTCAGATACAAACTGGTTAAAGGTTTGTGGGGGCTATTACAAGGGTATTGCTTTAAAAACCAATGGCCAGATCTGGGGTTGGGGTACTGGTGGTAACGGGCAAAATGAAACACAGTCAGGCATTAACGGTAATACCCCTGCACAGTTAGGGGCGCTATCTACATGGGTGGATTTAGGTGTGGGTTCAACTCATGCTCATGCTATTAATACTGCAGGTGAATTGTATGGTTGGGGTAGAAATGCTGATAGATATGGTTCAGGAGCCGGTCAATTAGGTGATAACACTACTACTAATCGAACTGCACCTGTAAAAATCGGTACTGATACAAACTGGTCAAGAGTATTTACAGGTGGTTATCATACTAGTTCATTATTTAAAAGAACTGATAATACATTATGGTTTTCCGGTGTTGGCATTGGCGCTAGTAGTTCGCCGCAAGTAAAAGTTTCAAGCCCGGTTCAAGTAAATAGTACATCTGATTGGGATGTAGCTGGATGTAGTGGGCATGGAGATAATCCAGGTGTAGTAGCTACTCGAAAAGTTTAAATTTAAATACTATATTATGAAATCATTGTTTTTTTCGTACAACACAAGAGTTGATAAAGCTTATATTATCAGGGTCAAGGGTAACAAGAACTCAGAAGACCAGGCCTTGAGGTGTGCAGCTACTTGTAATCAGGTAAAGATGCCATTTCAATTCTGGGATGCCTATAATGGTATATCTGATGAAATTGTTACCCCTACTCATCATAATGCAGTTATGAATATGATTAAGGTAACTGATCATTATTTAACCAGAGGTGAGGTAGCATGCGCCCTGTCTCATATTAGTCTCTGGGCTAAATGTGTTGAGCAAGATCAACCATTGGTTATTCTTGAACATGATGCCTTAATGCTTGCACCATATGTACAACATGCGGTGTTTAACTCTATAGCATATCTTGGTTCTAACGAACAAGTCAAACAAGGTTGGGGTGTTTATCCCACACCTCCTCATGCCTCTGAAGGCCCCAACTACCACTTCATCTGTCGAGCACATGCATACGGTATAGACCCTGCTGTAGCAAAGAATATGCTTGCCCATGTTATTAAGTACGGCATATGTGCACCTTTAGATATTATTCTTAGAGCAGACATATTTCCTATTCATCAAATGGGCGTATTTGCGTATGATATAAAAGAGCGCGTGCCTGATACTGGTGAACTTAATACAACTATTTTAGGACGGCCGATAGAAGGTCGGAAAACTGATAGAAATGACAGCTTGACGGTTTAAATTTTTATATGCTGCATATCGTCTTACGAACTTGTGATAGACACTCACTGGTATCTACTAGAATTGTTAATAAAAAAGAATGTATATTAAGATGTTTAAATTCTATTTTAACAAATTTAGAATCTATTGATGATAAATCTCTACATATTATAGATGATAACTCATCTGACGATTTTAAGAGTAAACTTAACTCTATCGTTGAACATCAACCGTTCGTAACTGTTAATTATCTGCCTGAACGAGATCAGACAGGGCTATCAGCTAAAAAGAAATCTAGATACTCTGTACAAGTTGCGTATGAATATATCTATAATTTACCAGATGATGATTTAGTTTATGTAGTAGAAGATGATTACCTACATTTTCCTAATGCTATACGGGAGATGGTAGATACATGGAACTACTTTACAAAATTTATACAAACTAACATTGGTATTTTTCCCCAAGACTTTAATCAGCTACACCTACACCCATCCTTTCCTCATAATGAAACATATTTTCAGTCAAGTTTTGTAGTACCCTCTTATCAAAGATATTATAAAACAACGTGGTTTACACAAGAATCTTTTATGATTCAGTCTAAACTATTTAAGCAATATAAAACTGAGTTTGATAGTTTATTAAAAATTGGAGAGGATCCATCTTGCTGGGAAGGTAATACAATATCATCTGTCTGGAATAAACCTGATGTAAAGATGTTTATGCCTCTTGGCTCTCTGGTTGTACATATGTCAGATAAAGCAGATATACCTTTCTTTATTAGTAAGGAACAAGTAATTAATTTATGGAACGAAAATCAAACCTCTTGGTCGTCGGAACAGGATTCTCAGGTTCAGTTATAGCTCGTGAATTAGCTGACAACGGATTCAATGTCACTATTATTGATAAGAGATCGCATATAGGCGGTAATTGTTTTGATGAAATGGTAAATGGAGTGAGAGTTCATAAGTATGGACCCCATCTCTTCCACACCAACAATACCAAAGTAGTTGATTGGTTATCTAGATTTACAGAGTGGGTTGAGTATAAGCACAAGGTTAAAGCTTATTATAACGGTAAATTTTTAACTCTGCCTCCCAATCAACATACCCAGACCGTTCTTGGCGATAAGTTATTCGATGTCGTATATGCACCTTACACATTAAAAATGTGGGGTACTTTAGATATAGATAGCAAAGTCTTAGATAGATTAAAGATACGTAATGATGATAATGAGTTTTATTTTCCAAATGACTCATTTCAATACTTACCTAAAGATGGGTATACCAAAGTTTTCGAGAATATACTTAATCATTCAAATATTAAAGTCTTATTAAATACTGACTATAATAAAGATTTAGAATCTCAATACGATAGAGTTTTTAATTCAATGGCTATAGATGAGTATTATGACTATTGTTACGGTGAATTACCTTATCGGTCTATTAAGTTTCATCATAGGTCAAGTAACGACTTTACAATGCCTACCCCGGTAGTTAACTTTACCGATAACAACATCTATACAAGAATAACCAAATGGGAGTTGTTTCCTAATCACGGTTCAGGTGAGCATTATACACTAGAAGAACCGTGTGATTACAAAGAAAACAATTACGAAAGATACTACCCTGTTAAAGATGTTGATAGTATCAATAGAGTAGTGTATAATAAGTATAAGTCACTAGACAATAATAAAGTTACGTTTATTGGACGGTGTGGTTTGTATACATATCTTGATATGGACATGGCTATTGCAAGTTCTTTATCAATTGCAAATCAATTTTTTAACTCTAACTGAGGGTATATTATGAAGCGAATTTTAATCATGGGTCTTCCTGGTGCTGGTAAGACATATCTTGCTCAACACATTCTTGAACATCTCCAAAACGATCGTAAAACAGTCATGTGGCTTAACGCCGATGATGTTCGTAAGAAGTACAATGACTGGGACTTTAGTAAAGAAGGTCGTATCAGGCAGAGTCTTCGAATGAGAGAGCTTGCCGACAGCTACGATACTGATTTCGTTATTTGTGACTTTGTAGCTCCCCTCCCAGAGATGCGTCATAACTTTAAAGCCGATTGGACGGTCTGGGTCGATACTATTGAGAAGGGTCGATTTGAAGATACTAATAAAGCCTTCACACCTCCTGAGTTTTATGACTTTAGAATCACCGAACAACAAGGGGAAAAGTGGGGTGAGTTTATTGCCGCCCACATTCTAGATGAAAGACGTAGACCAACGTTTAACTGGCAGAAAGAAACCGTTCAGATGCTTGGAAGATGGCAGCCATGGCATGAAGGTCATAGAGCGTTGTTTGAGCGTGCATTAGCTAAGACCGGTCAAGTGGTTATTCAGATTAGAGACTGTCAGGGATGGCAGGGTTCTAACCCCTTTGCTATTGAACAGGTTAAGAACTATATTCGTAGAGATTTAGATCCTATGTTCCAAGGTCAATACGAAATTCAGGTAGTACCTAACATTGTTAATATTACCTACGGTAGAGATGTAGGGTATAAGATCGAACAGGAAGTGTTCGATGATGCTATTCATTCTGTATCTGCTACTAAGATTAGAAAGAAAATGGGTCTTGAGTAAGTACCATATGATGTTGTATAAAGCATTATGAAAAAAACTTTGCATTTTTTAAGTGGAATTCCTCGATCAGGTTCAACCGTTCTAGCAGCTATTCTAAACCAGAACCCTACAATGCATGTTTCAACGACTTCCGGGCTCGTCTTTGCACTTGATGGATTAGCAACTACATGGCATTCAACGGGTCTTCTCGACAAGAATGATCCCTCGCGAAATAAACTAGCTCAAACTATGAGAGGTGCAATTGATGCATTCTATGAACATACAGATAGACCTATTATTATAGATAAGTCTAGAGGGTGGCCGATTGTAGCAATTATTGAAGCCATGGTTCAGGTATTAAATCGTCAGCCAAAGATTATCGCTACCGTTCGTTCGATACCAGATTGCGCTGCATCTTTTGTACGTTTAGCCAAGCCTAAGGATTTAGACGATTTTATGAGTACTAGTCCATATATTGAACATCTCGAAGCAGCCTATAATGCACTACAAGACGGATACAAATTTGCTCCAGAAAACTTTTTGTTCGTTGAATATGAAAATTTATTAGCTGAACCTAAAATTCAATTAGATAGAGTTCATAAATTCTTAAATCTCCCAGAATTTAAATATGATTTTAATAATATTGATGGTTCAAGTGTAGCCGAAGATGATGAGACCCTCCATGGTAGCTCCGGTATGCATGATGTAAAACCTGTTTTAGCTCCTCAGCATAAGCAAGATCCTAAAGAACTTTTAAAGCAGTATTATTCAGAATTTCTTCAACCAGAATTTTGGCTTAAATCTTAAAGTAGCTTTTATTTTAGCAGATAATAACAAAGGACCTTAGGGTCCTTTCCTTATAAATATACCATATAAATTAGGAAAGATACAATGTCTTCACCTTCATCCAGACAAAACCTTATAGATTATTGCCTTCGATCACTTGGCCACCCGGTTCTCGAAATTAACGTTGACGACGATCAATTAGAAGACCGTGTTGACGAGGCTATACAGTTTTACAGAGACTTTCATTATGATGCTGTTGAAGCTGTATATCTTAAAGAACAAATAACTGCATCCACCTTACAAATTGTTGGCGTTAATGCTGGCAGTTTTTCTATAGGCGAAAAGATCACCGGTGCATCTTCTGGTGCTACAACATTTGTTCATGCCGCTTTTGCAGCCAACAAAGTATATACTAAGAATACTGCAGAAACGTTTACTGTTGGGGAAACGATAACTGGTGCTGTTTCTGGTACGACAGCAGTTGTGTCCTCTATGACACTTGGTAACTTTGATAACAAATACGTTACCTTAAATGACTCCGTACTAAGTGTTGTAAGAACATTGCCGTTATCGAGTAGATCTAACAGTATCAGCTTCTTTGATGCTAAGTATCAGTTAATGCTTAACAACATTCAGTCTTTAACAAATACCGATATTCAGTATTTTACAATGTTAAAGATGCATATTAATTTGATTAACGACCTGATGACAGGACAAAAGCCTGTTAGGTTTAATCGTCATATGAATAGATTACATATTGACTTAACCTGGGGTGATGGGGGTGATCTGGCTATCGGTGATTACATTATCATTGAAGCATATCGTATGCTTGACCCTGATACGTTTACCGATGTATATAACGATGGTTATCTAAAGAGATACACAACTGCTTTAATTAAGCGTCAATGGGGTGTTAATCTTAAGAAGTTTGAAGGCGTTCAATTACCAGGCGGTGTAACGTTGAATGGTCAAAAGATCTTTGATGAAGCGATGGAAGAGATTAAAGAGTTAAAGGATGAAGTTAGATCTACCTACGAACTCCCTGTAGACTTCTTTACAGGTTGAGAATGTATTTAGCTTATCTCATCAGCCCACCTATGGATTATACCATCAAGGCAACAACTAATCCACGTGGATATACCGAATAATGGCGACCAACTTTTATTTCCAATCTGGTATACCTGGAGGCAGATCTTCAGAGCAATTGCTCATGGAAGATATTATAATAGAGTGCTTAAAAATATACGGGTTTGATACCTATTATATTCCTAGAGTTACAGTCAATGAAGATGACATTCTGGGAGAAGATGTACTTAATAAGTACTCGTCAGCTTATCCTCTAGAGATGTACATGCAGAACGTTACTGGGTTTGAAGGAGACGGAGATCTGTTGACTAAATTTGGGGTTGAGTTTAGAGATACTGCAACCTTTATTGTATCCAGAAGAAGATGGGATGAAGTAATTGCAAGATCTGGAGATGCAGTTTTAACTACCAGACCAGCTGAAGGGGATATTGTTTACTTCCCATTAACAAAAGCATTTTTTGAAATTAAACGAGTAGAATCTACAGACCCATTCTTTCAGGTAGGTAAGTTATACGTCTATAAACTCCAATGTGAGTTAATGCAGTACTCTTCTGAGGTCTTTGATACGGGGGTATCAGAGATTGATAGTATTGCTTCTGGTGATTCATTGGATGTTAATGCCTTTAATCTATTACTTCAGAGTGGAGATAGAGCGTTACTGGAAGAATATAATCCTGCAGGCATTATTCTTCAATCCTATAACTTAGGTACTATATTACCTAACGTAGATAATGAAGATTTTAGGGGTGATATTTCTGTGCTAGACTTCTCCGAAAGAAACCCATTTGGAGAAATAAATGTTTGATAAATTCTATCACGGAACAATACGAAAGTCAATAGTTGCTTTTGGTAATATATTTAATAATATCCATATTGATAGATTAGATTCAGGTGGTAATATTACCCAGACCCTTCGGGTTCCTTTGGCATATTCTCCAAAGGCAAAGTTTTTAGCTAGAATTGCCGCCCAACCCAATTCATTCGAACAAAGCTTTCAGACCTTTTTACCAAGACTTGGTTTTGAGATGATAAGTTTGACTTATGATCCTAATAGAAGAGTCAGCCTGGTTCAGCAGAACAGAGCATTAAATGGTACATCTACAACTTCATTAAACGCCCAGTACGCACCTACCCCTTATAACATTGCTATGACTTTGTATGTGTATACAAAGAACCAGGATGATGGGTTACAGATTATTGAACAGATATTACCTTACTTTAATCCGGACTATAACTTGACTCTTAATGCAATTCCTGCAATGGGCATTAAGAACGACTTACCTGTTATTCTGGACAACATTACATATGAAGATGAGTATGAAGGAGACTTTACTCAAAGAAGAGCAATCATCTGGACTCTCAACTTCACAATGAAACTTAACTTTTACGGTCCAGTCAACAGACAGGGCATCATTAGAACAACAAACGTTAATACATTCTCAGACCCCGCACTATCTAATAAACAATCCTCATACACCGCAACAATTACTCCCGGTACCGCTGTTCCTGGTGATACTATTGGTATTACAGATACGTTTGAGGACTTCTAATGAAATCACTTAATAGAATTAACGATGTCTTCAATGTTGAGACAGACGTTGATTTGCCTATCCCAACGAGTATGCCTGTGGCATATAATCCTTCTGAGTTAGATCAGGAGGATGACTTTCAATTGGCTCGTAACACCCTTCGTAGTCTAATTAATAAGAACGAAGACGTAATGACTGAGTTGGTTCATATTGCAAAGAACTCTGAGAACCCAAGAGCATTTGAAGTTGCCGGGCAATTGATATCCGCTCAAACTGCTATTACAAAAGAGTTAATTGGTCTTCATAAAACTAAAAAAGATATTGATAAGGCAAGCGGTAAGATGGAGAATATTAAGCAGCAAAATAATATAGTATTTGCTGGTTCAACCTCTGATCTTATGAAGATGATTAATGGAAAATAATTCTTACAATGGTAATAGTAACTTAAAGCCTGCCGGCTTTGAGATGCAGTTTACCTCCGAACAGGTAAAGGAGTTAATGAAGTGCAAAGAAGATCCAATATATTTCATTGAGAACTATTGTTATATTGTTTCTCTGGATAGAGGTTTAATTCTATTCAGTCTATATGATTGTCAGAGAGAGAAAGTAGATGTCATTATGAATAACAGAAAAGTTATTCTGATGGAAGGACGTCAACAGGGTAAGACCATTACATCGGCTGCCTGTATCCTTCACTACACTATTTTTAGTTCTAATAAAACGGTTGCTATTTTAGCTAACAAGTCTACAGCAGCCAGAGAGGTATTGTCTCGTTACCAAATTATGTACGAGAACTTACCGCTTTGGATGCAGCAAGGTATAAAGACCTGGAACAAAGGTGACGTTGAATTAGAAAATGGTTCTAAGGTGTTTACTTCTGCTACATCTACTTCTGGTATTCGAGGCAAATCGGTTAACTGGTTATATATTGATGAGGCGGCGATTATACCTAATAACGTTGCAGAAGAGTTCTTTACTTCAACCTACCCAACTATTATGGCTGGAGAGACCACAAAGGTGTTGCTTACCTCTACACCTTTAGGTTATAATCATTTTTGGAAGTATTGGAATGATGCCCAAGAAGGGCGTAACGGCTTTGTTGCCTTACAAATACCTTATTGGAAGATCCCGGGTAGAGATCAGAAATGGGCTGACGAGCAAAAGTCTGTATTAGGTGAACTTAAGTTTAACCAAGAGGTGTTATGTGCATTCCTTGGTTCATCTAATACTCTAATAGCTCCAGATACAATTGCGAGAATGTCTCCGATTCCTTTCATGCATGAAAAGGACGGGTTAGATATTTTAGAATACCCTGTACCAGGTCATGTGTACTTTACAACCGTAGATACATCCAGAGGTATTGGTGGTGATTATTCTGCCTTTACGGTCATCGATACTACAGAATACCCTTATAAAATTGTAGCTAAATATAGAAACAATAAGATTAGTCCTCTATTATACCCCACTGTAATTCACAAGGTATCCAAGGATTATAACAGTGCATATGTTTTGGTTGAGATTAATGATATTGGTCAACAGGTTGCCGATATTATTCACAACGACTTAGAGTATGAGAATATGATCTGGGTCGGCTCTGATGCCAGATATGGACAGGTTCTATCTAGTTCTGGAAGAAGTTCTATTCTAGGGGTAAGAACAACAAAACAAGTTAAGCGCATAGGATGTGCAACTTTAAAATCTTTGGTAGAAGAAAATAAACTACTGGTTTTTGATAGAGACATTATATCAGAATTTTCAACATTTATTGAACACAATGGAGTGTTTCAAGCTGATGAAGGCTACAATGATGATTTGACAATGACATTAGTACTTTTTGCATGGGCTACAAATGACCCAATGTTTAAGGATCTAATGAATGCAAACAATAGACAAGCTCTATATAGTTCGCAGATGAAGAACATAGAAGACGAGCTTACCCCATTTGGTTTTATTGACAACGGACAGTCAACAGAACCTGATGTTGAGGTAGTAGATGGAGATATTTGGTTAAGTGACAAATATCAAAAAGATTATTCGGATTTTATTAAAGAACGTAGCTGGTAATAGTCAAAGTTCAGTATTTATAAATATACTGGTATAAAATTTGTTATGACAGAATAACATTATAAGGAGAAAAAAATATGGCATTTCAGCTATCACCAGGCGTTCTGGTAACGGAGCAGGACCTTACCTCGGTCGTTCCTGCCGTTGCTACAACAGCCGGCGGCTTTGCTGGCGCATTTGCATGGGGTCCTGTTGGTGTTGTTACCACGGTAGATTCGGAAAACGCTCTTGTAACTAGATTTGGTAAGCCTAACAGCGATACATTCCAATCTTTCTTTACAGCAGCCAATTTCTTGTCTTACGGTAATAACCTACAAGTAATCCGCGTTGTA